GGATGGAAGCCAGTTGCGTTTTCAGAAATAGAGCCATTTCCGTCAGCGGTGCTGAAGCATCATTGGCCGAAAGTACCAAACCTAGGAGATATGAGTAAATATGAACAATGGAATATACAAAGCGGATCAATTGACCTTCTGGTCGGAGGCACGCCCTGCCAATCCTTCTCAGTCGCAGGACTTAGACAGGGACTCAAAGACCCAAGAGGTAACCTTATGCTTACATATCTTGCAATCGCTGAACGTTTCAAGCCTCGATGGCTTGTCTGGGAAAACGTCCCCGGTGTGTTGTCATCTAACGGAGGAAAAGATTTTGGTTCCTTCCTCGGAGCGTTGGGGGAGCTGGGGTATGAGTGGGCATACCGAGTCTTGGACGCTCAATGGTTCGGAGTGGCCCAAAGACGCAGACGTGTGTTCGTTGTCGCACATCTTGGAGAAGGGAACCTTGCCGCAAAGGTTTTATTTGAGTCCGAAAGCGTGCGCCGGAATCCTGCGCCGAGCCGAGAAGCGAGGCAAGGAATTGCCCCCGATGTTGAAGCAGGCGTTGGAAGCGGTGAAAGAATAGGTTCATTTAGGATGCAGGCTTTTGGCGAATATGCCAACGATGGAACTGCATCAGCAATGAAGGCCAGGGATTACAAGGACGCTACTGATCTTGTTGCATCTCCAGTAATCATTGATCGAGCAGCATTCAACCAAGGGCAGAACGCGCAATACAAACCGCATATTGGTCATGGCGAAACAATGGATTCACTTGTCGCCAAAGGGCCGCATGCAGTTCTTACTATGCGTGAGTCTGGTCAAGGGTATTGGATGGAAGACAACAAGGCTGGAACTCTTAGAGCAGAGGGTGAGAATAGGCCGAGCAGACCTAGCAATGTGATTGCCGAACCAGTTGCGTACAACATTACATTCTGTGATGCCAATGGAACTAGGTCGGATCGTCCAGATGGTGGCCTATACGTCAATAAGACTGATGTGACAGGATCATTAACAAGGGCGGGTATTGGTACGAATGTTGTGCAACCTATGGCTATTGCTTTTCAAACTTCTGAACTTCGATTAACAGGAAAGCTGACCGAGAAATCTGTTTGCCCAACGCTCAAGGCAAATACAAAGGCTGGCGATACGGAAGTTAAGGTTGTCCTCTACGAGAACCATCCCAACGACAGCCGAGTAACTGGCCCACACGATGTCGCTCCTAGTTGCGTATCACGATATGGAACTGGTGGTGGGAATGTGCCGTTGGTGCAGGAGGCGATTCCAATTGATTTGCGAAATGCAAATCGTGACCCAGAAAAACACGATAAAATAAATCGTCAAGGTGTTGGCGTCGGAAAAATTGGAGATCCAGCACACACAATGACAAAGGAATTTACTCATGGGGTGGCAATTGCTATGCGTGAGTCTGGTCAAGGCTATTGGATGGAAGACAGCAAGGCTGGAACACTTAGAGCAGAGGGCGAGAATAGGCCGAGCAGACCTAGCAATGTGATTGCTCAAAGCTCAATGGCAGTACGCAGACTCACGCCTCGCGAATGTGAACGACTCCAGGGCTTTAACGATGACCACACGATGATTCCTTGGCGTAACAAGCCAGCGGATCAATGCCCCGATGGTCCGCGATACAAGGCTCTTGGTAACTCAATGGCCGTGCCGTGCATGGCTTGGATAGGTAAAAGGATTGACGCGGTGGAGAGGAATATGAAATGAAATATTACGCTGAAGAGGAGGGTGAGCTCACGTTCGAGCAGATGGTCCTGGGCAAGTATTACCGATACAACCGGGACTATGGGATTTGCGAGATCATGGAAAGCGCAAGCAACAAGCCAAAGGTCCTGCGCTACCTAAACCGGGACGGTGGACTGCTCGGAGGTAATGGAGATCTATTCGAGGTCGACATGACGGACAGGCTTTTGGCAGTGCTGAAGGGGCGCCGGGATAAACAGATTGGGTTCATCGATGAGATGGGGACCTGGTGAGCCGGGCTATTGAATGCCCTCACTGCCGCGGAGAGGTCCCGGTGGCGTTATTTGCGTCCAGGATCGGCAAGGTGACATCGGAGGCTAAGGCCAAGGCATCGATCGCTAATGGTAAGAAGGGTGGGGCGCCCAAAGGGAACAGGAATTGGGCCGGGAAAGAGCTCCCGGTGGCATCGTTTCGACCCATCAAGCTGACCTGAAACATAGCCCGAAAGGGCCAGAAACAGCTATTTCGCCCTACTCTGTTAAACCCGGGTTCTACTCTGTTTCACCATTTCGTTCCCCTTATATGTATATAATGGTGAAACAGCCCCCTGTTAGAGCGGGGGACTAAAGTCCCCCCGCTTCGCTGCGCTAGCGGTTCCGCTCCAACCGCGGGGGCTTTTCAGGTTTACCATATGCCTTTTTAATTCTTACCAGAAAATGTAGGCGAAACACGAAAGACTTGCGCGTTGGCCTGGATGCAATACTTTGACGCAAGCCAGTTCTTATGGGGTGGGTTGGGGAACTGGCTGCGACCCGGGAGGGGTGAAAGTGGTTCCCGGGCGCGGGGTTTTCTAACTACCGGGAGGGTTGCATGTGTCAGACGAAGCTAAAATCAAATCGATCACTGATGAAAACATTAAGCTCAAATCAGCATGTTCAGCATTCTGGAAGTTGCTTACTAATTGCAACAAGAGATGCAGTGACGAAGTTGGGGAGACGCTAGTTAATGAATGCATCTGGAAACTCCAGCGACTTTCCAGCATACTTAATTTTGTTTGCGTTGACTAACAGCGCAGCGTCGGCCGCGGTAAAATGTACGTTCGCTACCGATCCTCCGACCTGGACTCTTGCCTGTTGTCCGAAGTGCTCCTGGGCCCTGCGCTCGATGCGCCAGGCGGCCGCTTGCCAAGTCCCCTTTTCTGCCGCCCTGTCAATAAAAATATGGAGACGATCGTCGAGACCACACCCCCTCCCCACGCCACCCCCCCCGGGGGGCCCCCCACACGCGCGCGCGCGCGCGCGACCCCCCTCAGAAATTCGGCTAGAAATAAAAAGGGGTCTTCAAAACCCGGCCCGGCATCCAAGGTTGACGAACAGGCTACACCGGCAGGATTCGCGGAGGGTGTGCTCAGGCTAAAGCTGTACCCCTGGCAAAAGGAGGTCATGAATAACCTGGCCCCAATCTATAGCCGGGTAGCGCTAGTGGCTGCGAACGGTTCCGGCAAGACGTCAAACGTAATCGCCCCGGCCCTGGTCTGGCACATGGTATGCTTTGAGGAGTCTTTGAGCGTCGTTACCGCGTCGGTATATCGCCAGGTCGAATCTGTGCTCTGGCCGGCGATTAAAGCCCTTCTAAGGCCCTTTGGGGACATGGTTGAGGTCACCAGTGGGGAAATCCGCTTCAAGCATGCCTCGGGGCGTATAAGCCGAATTTTGGGGTTTACAGCGGGTAATGACAACGAGTCTGCTGGCCGAGCGGAGGGTTTTCACGCTGCGAACCATGAAAGCGCACCCCTTCTGTACGTTGTCGACGAGGCTAAGACCGTCCAGGACCCGATCTACGTTTCAGTGTTTCGATGCCAACCAACCCGCCTCCTGGTCGCCAGTTCGCCGGGGGCCCCGGTGGGTCAGTTCTACCGATGTTTTACAAAGGAGGCAGATCTGTGGAAAAAGACCCGGGCAACTGCCTGGGACTGTCCGCACATTAGCCCTTTATACATACAGGAGATCCAGCAACGATATGGGGTCAACAGCCCATTCACTCAGTCTATGTTAAAGGCCGAATTCATGGACCTGGGCGAGGAGCGCCTGGTCGTGAGCCTTGCCAGCTACGACAACTGCATGGACAACCCCCCGATCCAGAACGGCAACGACCGGGCGGCTGGGATCGACTTCTCCGCGGGTGGCGACGAGAACGTGATCGCAATCCGGGAAGGGAACAGAATCCTTCCGCTGATTACCTGGCGCGAAAGGGACACAATGGCTACGGTTGGCCGGATCATCATGGAGCTAAAGAAGGCCGGGATCAGGCCGGAACAAGTATTCGCCGACGCCGGAGGACTTGGTCTACCCATGTGCGATGCCTTGGCCGAAGCCGGGTGGGAGGTCAATCGAATTAACTTTGGTGGCAACGCCAGGGACAACGACGCGTACCAGAACAAGGGTTCCGAAATGTGGCACAGGCTTGCCCGGAAGATCGACACTTGCGACATTATCTTGCCAGAGGACGACGTTCTTAAAAGCCAGCTTGTGACCAGGAGAGCTCAGGCCACGTCCCGGGGGAAGCTGGGGCTGGAGTCGAAAGACGCAATGCGGTCGAGGGGCGTCGCCTCGCCCGACAGGGCCGACGCTGTTGCAATGGCATGCGACAACTGTGGACTTGCCTACGACTTGACAATGGCGTACACGCGTCCATCTTTGATCGAACTAATGAAACAGGCGTCCGCGGACACTGAAATGTCTGGATGGGACGCCGGGGGATAAAGGGGGAATAAAACATGAACTGGAAAACAACTGCAACTGGAGTTTTGTCAATCGTAGTAGCTGTGGCTGGAGCCGCGGTAGAATTTTTGAAGACAGGCAAAGTGCCTGAGCTCGGAACACTCATCGCCGCGATCATCGCCGGGATCGGACTGATCAAGGCCGCCGACGCCAAATAAGATTTTGTGTTTTCGTGGATCGGCGCGCTCATCGAATTGCTCAAGGCAATTGTCGGATTGTTCCCCGGGGAACGTGAGCGCAATGAGTCTGCGATTAGGAAAGAATGGTCTGACGCTCGCAGTCGCATCGACGCTTCTTTTGGTGGTAGCACTTGGTGGATGCGCAACCGTAGACCCAGTGGTGAGAACGTCGGGGAACGCGGACAGACTGATCAACGACCCAAGGTTTGAAGAGGTCACAAGATCTACCCCTAACGTTCAATCCTGGGCATACGACGCAGTACACACAATAAACGATTTAGAATACGAAGTAAGAACAAGGAACAATGGAACCAATCAATAACGAAATTCACGGACGGATTCTTAGGGATCTGAAGAATCGCGCAACATGGGACGCTCGGCAGAGGCAGTTCTATGAGATGCGCACGTTTGGAATGCGTCGCAAGGTTAAGCCATGGCCTACCGCGGCAGACATGCACGTCGCACTGATTGATCGCATCATCGAAAGACTTAAACCCAACTACGTCAACTCAGCCCTGGGCAACGACGTCGTCGCCGGATTTGTTCCTATGCGTCAGCAGTTGGCTCCTCTCACCGTCACGGCAGAACGCTACTTCGACTACAAGATCCGGGAGCGTACTGCATTTCAATTTGAGATCGTCAGGCTAATCGACGACATGCTTTTGTTCGGTCGTTCTGTGCTCAAATCAATTTGGGACGAGGGCAAGAAGGAGATCATTTTCCAAGCAATCGATCCGACCAGGTTCATCGTGCCGGACCAGACTGTCGCCCTAGACGACGCCGACTACCTTTGCCATGTCATGGTCCTGTCGGTTGACCAGTACAAACGCGTAGCGGCCTATAACCAGGACGAAGATTTTATTAAAAGGATTGCCGGTCGAGGCACCAAGTTTGAAGGCATCAATACCGAAAAGGAACAAGCCGTTTACCAACGTGAAGGTATCACCTACGACTCTCGTCCGGACCGGATCATCCTCTGGGAGATCTACACTCGCAACGAGGACGACGAGTGGAATGTAAACACCTACTCGCCCCTGGCGACCATGGAGCCTGTCCGGGAAGACTTCGTTCTGCCCTACAAGCATGGTCAGTGCCCATTCACAGAATTTAGCTACGAGTTGACCAACGGAGGATTCTATTCGTCCCGCGGGGTTGCCGAGATCCTGGCCGCAAACGAGATGACCCTGGCGAAGCTGAAGAACTCCATGCTCGACTTCTTGGAACTGGCAAACCGTCCGCTGTTCCAGGCCGACAATCCAATTTCGTTGAACATGGCAAATCTAAAAATGCAGCCTGGGCAGATTCTGCCACAGGGCATCAAGCCTGTTCAGATGACGACTCCTCCGATGGACTTCATGCGCGTTATGTACGACGAACGCGCGGAGGCAGAGCAGAGAGTTGGAACAATTGATTTCGGAGTCGGCAACAATCCCTCGGAGCCCGGTAGCTCCAGAAAAACAGCAACTGAAATTCAAGCGTTGGTGAACACCGGGTCCGCGGGTGCCGATTTACGAAATCGCCTTTTCCGAATGTCGCTAGGTCGCCTATTCCGTCAGTGCTGGTCGATCTACCTGCAGTACGACAAGAAGGATCTCAACTTCCGCTACGCTGAAGATACTGGCACCGTTCCCCCGGAGGCACTGCACGAACAGTATTCGATCATGCCAAAGGGCGGGTACGATTTCCAGACTCGCCAGTTCCAACTTCAAAAGGCAGTAGCCCGGATGCAACTGCTCGGACAGTCTCCATTCATCAACCAGGCTGAGTTGGTCAAGTCTGTGCTCGAGCTCGATGACCCAAGTTTGGTTCGTCGCCTAGTCCAAGACCCAATGATGAACCAGCAGGAGCAGAGGGAAGAACAGGCGAAGGAACTCGCCGCGATGATGACGACCGCGTTCCCGATTTCAATCAAACCTACCGACGATCACAAGGCCCACCTGGAGGTGATCTTCGACTTCCAACAGGCTTCGGAAAAAGGATTCCGACAGATCGACCAGGCAACAGCCCAGGCGATTGGTCAGCACTTGACTCAGCACTTACAGGCGCTGGAACAGATCGATCCGAACACTGCCCGGGCGATTACTGCCGAGCTCAAGAAAATGGACAAGGCAAAGATGAGACAGCAGGAGCAACTAATGGGGGCCCAGGGTCAGTTGCCTCCTCCAGAAATGGCTGGACAAGTTCCTCCCGAGATGGCACAACCGATGGCGTGAGCGAACCGGCGAAGATATTCAACATCAACCTTTCGAAGGATTTAGACGACCCTGTTAAGATAGTTTTGGATTACTCAAAGACGAGCCAGAAATACATTGGTTCGCACCTAGAAAAGGGCATTGCATACGAGGGCGAACTGTTTGCGTTAATTCTTAGGAAGCTAAAGCGCGGAGATACGTTTATTGATATTGGAGCCCACGTCGGATTCTTCAGCATGATCGCAGCGAAGTTGGTTGGAGAGGATGGGGAAGTTTACTCCTTTGAGATGAATCCAGACAACTATTCCGCCCTAGTGATGAATGCCGGATTAAATAATTTTAGAAACATAAGACCGCACAATTGGGCAATCTCAAACGACTCTGGCCCTGTGCAGTTTTGGCTTAACCAGGATAACGATGGTGGTCACTCTCTATGGGATTGTGGCAAGCATAGCTTCAACGAAAAGAGCAGACTATCCCCACAGAAGGTTGTGTCGTATTCCATTGCGCTAGATCATTACGACTCATTCGGAAAGGTGGATTTTATTAAAATGGACATTGAGGGGGCCGAGGTCCTGGGGCTGAACGGAATGATTGATCTGCTTAAAAAAAACATGCCAATTGTAGCGCTCGAAATAAATAATTTTGGGTTGGCCCAAATGGGGCATAGCTACCGCGACGTCCGGGAGGTCATGGAAAGGATTGGATACAGATGTTGGTTGATTGAGGATCGGGAGCCAAAAGAACTAACAATGGACGAGGAGCCCAAGTTTGAGAACGTATACAACTTGTGTTTTTCGACGGAAAGCATTCTATGACAAGACTAAGGGCAATATTAAACTTTATACGATTCACCAAGTGGGTCGACGAACCGGAATGGACCGGGGACGACGCCAGGGCCCTTGGAAGTTTCATGAGATCAGAGCATGGGGTGCGGTTCGCCGCGGTGCTCAGAAACATGACTATTAGACAAGATTCTAGCGCTGTTCAAAAAGGTAGCTTGACAGCATGTGGATTTGCAATAGGCTTCCGATCTGCAGTGGCTGTTATCGATTCCCTTGGAATTGATGCCACTCATCCCGCGGGAGGGGCAGACGACTAGAGGTTGCCCGCGGAGTACATAGACTAGTCACAATCCCGCCCGGGATCGTTAACCATTCCGGGGCTGGAGTAAAGGGGTTAGCATGGGTGATGGAATAGAACTGACTGAGGAATCGTTACGAAGAGCGGCCATGATCGAGGATGGGATTATCCCTCCGGAAAGAGTGGAAGCGAAAACGGAAGCGGAGCCAACGTCGGAACCAGTGGAGAAGACCGAGTCGAACCCCACGTCGACAACAGAACCCGCAACAGAAAATTCGCCTTCCCCGGCCAAAGTCGGGGACAAAAAAGGTGATAGTTCTTTAACAACGACAGAGTCTGAGAGTCCGGTTGAGTCATCCGACAAGGCCAAGGAGCCGAGCAAGTACGAGAAGCTGAAGAATCGCCAGCAGAAAGAATGGGAAGCCATTCAGCAAGCGAAGGCGGAATCTAAGGCAGAAAAGGAACGTTTGGAAAACGAGCGCCAGGAATTCCTGCGCGAGCGTGAACAGGCACGGAAGACCGACCAAGAGAGACCGACAGGCAAGTTTGATGCGACCGACTACCGGAACGCTGCGAAGCAGTTTCGAGAAGAAGGCCGAGAAGACCTTGCCGAGCAAGCCGAAAAGAAGGCGACAGAAGTCGAGCGATACGAACTAAAGCAACACGAACAGAAGGTCAAGGAGCACGGAGAGAAAGCCTGGAACGACAATCTCTCCAAAATGGCAGACAAGCATCCAGAACTGAAGGACGCGGAGTCTCCATTGCATAAGAAAGTTTCGGAGTTGCTAAAGACGAAGGCAGTTCTTCGTCAGTACGCCGACGGAATCGTCGACGCGGTAGAGATCGCACAGCTTGCCTTGAAGACGGATAACTCAACCGGATTAGCAGATGAAGTCGAAAAGCTCCGCAAAGAAAATGCGGAGTTTAAAAAACGTTTACAACCTGGAGTTGGTTCACCGTCAACACCGGCGCCTAAAAAACAATTTAGGGACCTATCGGTCTCTGAACAAGGTGCCGAGCTCCGCCGAATGGCAGTAGAATTTGACGAATCTAACTAAGGTTTAGACATAGGAGATAAAATTATATGGCACTAGTAACCTCTGGCTCGCTCACAGCGGCCTACCAAGAGTACTTCTCGAAAGAATTACTCCAACGTCAATTACCCATCCTTCAGATGGAACAATTCGGAATGAAAGCGGCTCTTCCCCGGAAAAACGGAAACAAGCAGATTCGCTTTTTTAGATACGACAACCCGAGCATTAGCTCGATCATCGAAGTAACCTCAGAAGGCACAAACCCTGGATCGAACGAACGTCAGTTGACCCTATCGACTGTTGGTGCGACCCTCCAGCAGTTCGCCAGCTTGGTCAAACTGTCTGACATTCTCCAGGCCACAAACCTGTTTGATTCCATGGCACAGGCCACGACTCAATTGGCAGAAGATCATGCGCTTCACGCGGATACATTGGTGCACCGTGTGCTCACGACCGGAACTACCTCCGGAACTGGCACTCTGTCAACCTCGGTCCGCTACGCGCAGAACAGCAACTCGACGGCATTCATCGCCGCGACAGCAGCCAACTCGGCCTTCACGGCACTCGACTTGCTCGATTCCGTGACGTCACTTCGGGTTGACAAGGCTCCTACAATCAAGGGCGGATACGTCCTGGTTGCAGATCCTCGTACTGCTCGTTCGATCCTCAACGATGACGACTATATCCAGGCGCATCACTATTCGGGCACGGACAGCTTGCTGAAGGGTGAAGTTGGCGCGTACTACGGAGTGAAGACTCTGTTGTCGCACAACATTCTGTCCTTCGGTTCTGCTTCTGCTAATGCCATTTCTGGCACTGCAGCAGCGGCCTACAACTCCAGCACAGCGCCTTTCTTGGCGAACATTGTGCTCGGTGACCAGGCATTCGGCGTACCTAGCCTCACAGGCGACTCGCCCTATAGCCCCAAGGTTCTGATTGCAGAAGGTCCGGACAAGTCCGACCCTCTGGATTTGGTAACCTCGGTCGCTGTCAAAACGTTCTACACCGCGGTTCAGTTGAACGGAGCGTTCTACCGAGTCGTGTTTAGCCGTTCTGAAGTCAGCTAATTAACATGGGCGCGATCGTATTAATGATCGGGCCCTCGGCAAAGACTCGGGGAGGCAAAAACCTCCCCGGGTCCGAGCCTAAAAAGAAGGGGTCAAAAATGGCTAACACTGTAAGCATTCCGATCGAAAATCTAACTATCTCGCAAGAGACCGAACAGGCCGAGCCTATGGTCGGCGATATGGTAGAATTGACCGGAGAAGTTGTTGAAATCAAAGAAGGCGTTGCCATGGTTCGCGTCAGCGAGGCAGAAGGAGAGATGGAAGAAGAATCTCCAGAAGCCGAAACCGAAGGCGAACGTCTCAGGAATGCAGCCGTCGAGATGGACGGTGGGGAGATGATGGACTGATGCCACTCTACGAGTACGAAGACAGGGACACCGGGGGCGTTGTAACGCTCGAGCGTCCGGTAGGTGAAAGGGACAATGTCCCAAGTAAACTAAAACGACGCAACTTTCCCTCCAGCTTCAGACTTGTTAACTGTGGTTCAGACCCAGCACACCACCCAGCGGCCATGGACGGTCGCAACATTCTTAAAGGTTATCACGCACTAGAACAAAAACTCGGCTCCAAGTTCCGCCCAAGACATAGAGCCGATACAATCAAACAAGTTTGGGCAAAACATAGGAAATTAGATCCATGAGTGACATCAATCTGCGTCGCGAATTGAAAGCAAAAGGCAAGCCCATCCGGCTTGATTCAGCCAAGGAAACAGTTGCCGTCGAGTTTATCACGACAGCGACCACAGGAACATTTGTCTCGGGTACCTCTACCCTTGGCATCACAGTTCGGCTGAACGGCACTAACTACAAAATCCCGGTCTACAGCTAATGTCTGCAGAACTAGATCGTTTTGGAGCTAGGAACGGTTTTACCGTTGGCACCACAGGCGTCTCCGGACAGGCATATTGGGCAATCCAAATGCTGGCCGACACGACCTTCAGCGCCATTGCAGGAGACTTCGATGGCACACTGACAGGCGTGACGATCGGTTCCGGAAACATAATCTACGGACAGTTCAACAGCTTCACTGCTGGAACTGGACGTGTGATCGCCTACAAGGGCTAATTACCTATTAGCAGTCAACCCGCCAAAGGTTCAAGTCCTTGGCGGGTGATTGCATTGTAATTTTATGCCAAGATTGTCTCTAGGACTAGGAGTGCAAAACATCCGCAAGGTTGGTGGTGGTGCTGCGCCTGGTGGGATTAACGTTGCAACCACAAACGCAATCGTTCTTTCTGGTCTTACTGGTGGCTGGACAGACCTACACGGAACTTACACAAAGTCGGGAGATCCCACTAATGTATATAATGGCGGCGTTGACGGGCTGGCAACTGGTGCAGTGTATTTCAATTCGGATTATTCTGGTGGCAATCGAGATGGTGCAGCAATATGGTATGGTTCATTTTTTGGTGATTTAGGATGGCACATAACCTTTTATGATGACAATAGTTATCGCCTCGGATTTGTGGCATCAGCAAACAACGCAACAGTTCCTGTTTCTGGATATAGCAACATTGCTGGCTATACTGGCACGATAACACTCACTGCCGCACCCAGCGGGATTCCTGTGGCGAGTACGGCAAGTGTGGTCATTGGGAATGCTGGTGCTGGGAATAATGGGACGTATGTAAAGAAAGTTCCACAACAATTACTATTAACCACAGGACCAGTGTCACTATATTCAAACATAGCTGGAGCTTGTTATGTGCTTGGTGCTGAAAATGCCGATGGCAGAATTTTACTTAGTCCAGATGCACAGGCTTGGGATGATCTTGAAGCTGGAAACCCACAATTTGGAACTCCCCTTGGAAGCTGGAAACTTGGATATGTTTACTACGAAGGAGGAGATACTAGTGCTTGGTTGTTCACAGAGATAGCCACAAACGCATCCACAAATACATCCTACATTCCAGACACTGGCTGGTCCCCATCCATCACCATCACCGCCGCTTAATGCCCCTCCTCCTCATCACCCTCTTTCTCTGCTCCTGCTCGCCAAAGCCAGCGGATAATAATGTACTGCCTCGCTATTCCGATATGGGAGCAGCCACGGACGCTGGTAATGTCAAATGAAACGCATTGCAACATGGGTCACAGTCCTGGGCTTGCGTTTATTGCTGACGGCAAAGGATTACGCCTGTTTCATGGAGGCACTGAAGTGTGCCGAGGACAACAACAGGCTTGCAAGGGGAACGAGGTATATCGGGGCCGTGAAGCACCTACTGTCAGTCAACAGATCAATCAAAAGGATGGTGGCGGACGGAAGGGACCGGGACGAGGTCGTCGGTGCGGTCGTACATCTTGCGGTCAGTCTCAAGTACCTGGAGTCTCGCAATGAGTGAGGACCAGGTATGGAGCATAGAGGTCAAACTGGCCCGGATGGAAGAGCGCCAGGTCCAATTGTACAACATGGTCGAGACCTCCTTGTCAAAGTACGGAGATGTGGTAAACAGGGTATCTGCCTTAGAGCACTTCCGGACAAAGGCGCTAGCCATAGCCGGGATTATTGGACTGATCTGCTCAATAGCCTGGGACATGCTTAAAAATCGTTTAGGGAATTAGGAGATAATACAATGGCATCATTTAACGCAGGAGCAACATTTACAGACGGAGTATCAAACGATGTAACAGCCATAAAACTTGGCTTGCTCGTTACCAACGCAACTCCCACTTCTGGTTTTATCCAGGATCGCACGTCAGAGACAGTTATTGCTACTAATGACACATTGCTCATTGGCGACGCTTCAGACTCAAACAATCTGAAGAGGATGACAGTAGCCAACGTAATGAAGGCCGAGCTTACCGGAACGATCAATACAACGGCAGGAACGATTGCTACGCTTAACAGCACTACTGGCACGATCCCAACCCTAGTCGCAACAACCCTCATTACCACAGGCACAGGCACAGCCGCAGCCCCAGCCATCGTTCCTACAGGCGATACTAATACAGGCATCTTCTTCCCCGCCGCTGACACGATTGCGTTTAGTGAGGGTGGGGCTGAGGCAATGAGGATTGATTCGAGTGGCAACGTTGGGATTGGGACTAATTCTCCACTCGTCTCTGCTGGATTTACTTCATTAACTATTAACGGCACAACTAGCGGAATTTTAGAAATCAAATCAAACGGAACTCAAAAGGGAGCATTTTTTAATGACGGAAGTTTGACTAGATTGAGGTCTAGTGGAACACTAGCATTTGATGCCAATAATACAGAGGCAATGAGAATTGATTCGAGTGGTAATGTTGGGATTGGGATAAGTCCATCAGGAAGGCTCCATGTCGCCGCCGACCAAAACACGATGTTATTCCAAAGCACAACCTTAACAAAACACTTACTCAATAGCTACTTTAATGGTGATTCAGTAAATCTTTACATGGGAGTTGAGGGGTCTTCAACAGGCAGGACGGATGTAAGTGGTACACTTGACAGCGCATCTTTTTTTGGTTCAAGAACGGCTCATCCAGTGCAGTTCATATCAAACAACTCAGCAAGGATGACCATTGATTCGAGTGGGAATGTTGGGATTGGAATGACACCAACCGCACAACTAGAACTATCCACCGACAGCGCAAAGAAGCCGTCAACTAACACTTGGACAATCGCATCTGACCGAAGGTTAAAAACCAACATTACAAACGCCGACAATGATCGGTGCTACGAAATTGTTAAGCAAGTTCCACTCAAACGCTACACTTGGAAGAGTGAAGTTTATTCTCAAGAGCAAGTTAAAGACAGGAGCAAATTGGGCTGGATTGCACAAGATGTAGAAGCGGTGTTTCCTAAAGCCGTTGGAACAAACAGATTTGCCTACAATCAAGTCTTTGAAGATGTAGTCACACCAGAATTGGATTCTGATGGTAATACTGTTCTTGATGAGAATGGGGTAGCCAAAACAAAGACAGAGAAGAGATTGGTTAGCGAGGATGTTATTGAGGATTGCAAAGACCTTAACTCTGACCAGATTTATGCGGCTATGTATGGCACAATTCAAAAGCTGATTGAGAAAGTGGAGTTCTTAGAATCCAAAGTGGCAGCCCTGGAGGCCGCTTGACCCTAACCGAGATCGCTCAGTTTGCCGGAGAGAAGATTGGAAAAACCGATTCCGACACTCTTACGTTCTTGCAGAAGTCAGCATCGCTAAACTACCGTCGCGTCTGGAACTTTGCACCCTGGCGCGAGAGTGTCACTAGCTCGACGTACTCGGTATCCACATCTACCAGGACAGTAACGCTTGGGTCATTGGTAGAAAATCCTCTTTCTATTGCGTATGGTGACAGCGAATTGTTGGCAGTAGATTTACAGACAATCATTAGCCAGGACGCCGACTTACTGGACGACAATAGGACAGGAACTCCAACCCAGTACTACTTCACAGGCCGCGGAACGTCCGGAACAGCGCAAATTGACCTTTATCCGCTATTGAACACGTCGAGCACGACGCCACTCAAGGTGGTCGAAAAGAATCAGTGCTTAACTAGGTCAAATTATGTTGTGGACTTTCCTCCGGCGTCCAACGCGATTACTGACGAGCTCAGATTGCCACACGTTCAGCACGTTGTCTTGGCACTGACTCACGCCGACGCGCTGGAAAGGGAGAGGCAGTACGCAAAGGCTCAGGCTGTGGTGGCAACAGCGAATGCTGATCTATCTGCCATGGCTCAGTACGAAATGAGCCAGGTCGGAGGAATCAAGGTCATCACTCCGTCCAGCCTTGGAGAATTCAGCATATTAGACATATCGGTTTAGTGCTATGCCACTTTACAACGACAACCTAGACGATCTTCTAGCCATATCCGGATCGTTTAGTTTTGATGGGGGCCAGGTATCCGGCGTCACACCAAGCCTAATTGCGAACAACCAGGCTAGCGATCTTTCCAATATGACGATAAGTCCGTCTGGAATTCTCCAGACGCGACAAGGGATCGAGCAGATATCTTCCAACGTCTCCAGCGGATCATCGATTCAAGGCATGCACTACTTTGATACGCCAAACATAGAGCAAATTATTCTCGCTACAAACGGAACGATCTACCAAAGCACAAGCGCCACAAGTTTTTCAACTACGAATGGGACGGTCACAAGTGGTGCTGTTCAAGTGGACTTCACGCAATTTAATAACAAGATCTTCTATGCGGATGGAGCTAGCAATCTTTTCTTCACCGACGGAACGACGTCGTACAGGCAGGGAACAAGCGTATCGTCAATAACGGTATCAACCCAGGGCCTTGGATATACCGGGTCGACTGTGGCAGTAACAATTGGAACTCCGAATTTAACCTACGGAACCAACGCAACTGCCGTAGCCTTGGTCTCAAGCGGAACAATATCTGGGGTGACAGTCTTGAACTCGGGATCTGGGTATACGTCCGCTCCATCAGTAACGATAGCCGCCCCACCCGCCGGGGGAGGACATTTCACCGCAACAGCCACAGCCGCAATATCAAACATTGCACCGGCGGGACTTCGTCTTGTTCGCCAGTTTACAAACCGCATATTTGCAGTTGGAACCGGGGACAATCGCAACACTCTTTATGCGTCAGACATTCTTGATGCCGAGGTTTGGAAATCAACAAATAGCATTATTGTCGGTGGCAATGACGGAGAAGATATTGTCGCCATTCAGCCTTTCTTTGACTACGAGATTCTTGTGTTCAAGCCGAATAAAGTTTACCTAGTGACAGCAGATCCAACAGCTGCAACAGCCGCATCATGGACTGTAAGATTGGTCAATGATAAGGTGGGATGCCAGGCTGGAAGGACTGCAATTTTCACAAACAAAGATGTGCTCTTCCTTTCAAACAATGGAATCAGAAGTGTTGCAAGATCAATGGCAGACGACTTCTATACGGTTGGAGTCCCAGTGTCGGAGCCTGTGAAAGATATTATTTCTAGAATCAACAAGGGGTATATATCCAAGAGCAACGCAGCTTTCCACAATAATAGATATTTTCTCGCACTCCCACTAGACAATTCAACGGAATGCAACTATGTGCTCGTTTACAACGCAATCTTTGGATCATTCGAGGGGCTGTGGTCAATTGCGGCCAGCGCCATGGCTATAACAAACTTTTCCTCTGGATACACCACAACCGGCGTCAAGCTGGCTATTGGTAGCCCGACAGGACAAGTTGGTCATTCTTACGACTACCTCGACCCAGATCTGCAGGGAGATGGAAACACTAATTTCAAGGACTATGGCACTTCATACGAAAGCTATCTTGTAACAAAGGCATATGATTTGGATGACAAGGTATCCAAGAAGTATGGATCTCACTACGAGATTGAGTACTTTTTCTCAACGGCAACAAACTGCACAATCCAAATGAAGCGTGAGACTGATTCCCAGTACGTCACAATTGGGACAGCGGTTGACACGTCTACCCCCGGAGGATTGACGCTACCGTTCACACTTCCAGCCACCCTTTCGGCTCAAACACACAACTTCCGGGCAGACAGTCTCAGGTCGTACCAGAAGTGGCGGAATATGAAAATTAAGATGCTGGCCCCATCCAGAAAACTTTCTATTAGGCAGATCACGGTCGCGGCCAACCCAGACACGATCGAAATCCAAAGCAACATATGACAGCGGTCGAATACATTGAACTGTCCGGCGTCCCGGAGTCTAGATGGCCTAACTTTAGGGAGTGGTTTAAGTGGTACCAAGACAACTACCTGGTTGGAATTGCCAAGGACGGAGACAAGATCTCCGGGGTGGCAATTGCAAGGTGCTTGCATGAGAACGAAGAGCCTATACATTATGTACATAGACAAGACGGAAACACTGCTTTTATAGACTTGACGGTCACCTCTACAGATGGTAGTAGTACACCTTATAGCCGTTTGGCTATGAAGACATTATTGTCTATACTCTGGAGCAGATTTGGCCCGAGGAAGAATATTGTTTTTA